CGTAGGGTCTCCATAGCCGTGTTAATCACGCAGACACCACACTCGGCACCAGCCGCTGCTGAGTTCATCTGAGGTACCTGATGATGTTGGGTGCACCGAATGCGCAGGATGTCCTCCTCAGCTGGATGTACCTCATTCCATGACTTGATAAGCCGTCTGCAGGCTTCCTGAACCTTAGGATCTAAGACCTCTCGCAGGTCTAGCTCACGATAAATGTCATACATGAGGCCATACACCTCATCCTTAAACTCTTCAGTCCAGTCACCCTCTTTCTTTACTGAGGCCTGTCCCAGAGCATAGGCAGGCTTGTCGAATTTCTGCTCGACATGAGCGAGGGCCTCCTCGTACTCCTTGGTATACGTGGGCCCGTGATAGTTGCCAAAGCATCGTTGGAAGTGTTCCCAAACCTTCAGGTACTCAGTACTACGATGTACCAGCTTAAGCTGGGCGACCAAGCGAATGAGCAGGATAACACACCGGTCACTAAATGCCCGGTCCTTTGCCGCTCCGGGTAGTAAATCTCTCATTTTGTCCTCTCCCTTGTCCAGCGCTTGTACAGCCTCATCACAACGTCCGCGACCAGCAACCACAACAGAATCTCTAAGATGAACATCGGTCTTAACCTCCTTACGATATGTTTGTGCAGTACCTAAAAACGCCTTACTCCAGGCCTCATCCTCTGAGTATGGTGAGCAATCGGCCCACCTGCCATAGGCTATCAGACTTGCATAGCACTTGGTCACCTCTTCGATAAAGTCATCAATGGTCTTCACGATGCACCCCCGCGCACAGCATCTTCTTAGGATCCTCACGCACTAAGATCCCCGTCATGGTTGGGATCCCGCATGAGCAGCACGTCTCTAGATCACGAAATTGCTCCTTCAAACGGACTGGGTCACTGCCTGGCTTATACAGTGTCCAGTAGGCCTCACACAGATGGTGATTCCAGGCGCTCATATATCCTCTCCAATGTTGGGCTCAGAACCCCGTCACTGCCCTCTAGCCACTCAGCTGAGCTGACGGTGATCGTGATCACCCTATTCCTGTATTCCGCACCTTCAACTTGCGCGTCCACCGGTAGTCCACCATGCGTCACCCTGCATGAATTGATGGTATTGCCGTCATGAAGCGTGAGCTCAATTAGGTCAGCTGAGATCAATAACCTACGAATTCCTCTGCTCATCGATGTGGTCCTCCATGTCCGTTCGCACGCCACAGCTGCATCGCAATCATTTCTTCCTCCTTGGCCATCGGCCAATCATGCCGCCTAAGACCCACGGTGCCAGTGGACACCGGATCTTAAGCGTCTCACAGGTATGCCAGATAATTGTGCAGAACCATCTGATCATGATCTTAACCTCCGATCTCCAGCCAGCAGACGCGGCCCTCCATGTCCGTTCGCACGCCACAGCTGCATCGCACGCTTCTGCGTGACCCAAGGCTTCGCACAGATCATCCAGTCACCGTTGATCGGGTACAGCCTGGTAAACCCACGCGCGACCAAGCGATTGATCCGTACCCAATCAATGCGGGTGGTGTCATGCGTGGGTATCGGCTCCACCACCACAATCTGAAGTCGTTTACTCATCTGAGCAACCTCCTGTCTCCAGCCAACAGGCGACCACCACGATTACGGACATTGTGCCACGCGCATGCCTTACACATCGGGTACACCCGCTTGTCCTTCTCATGCCAAACAAGTGCCTCAGCGGGCGCACCACAGGCGATCAGTCGCTGAACACTAAACACGCTGGCCTCTTGACACGTGATCCCCTCCAGGTTAAGTGGGGTGACCTCATACGTCATGGTCGCCCTGGGTCGTTCGTTTGCCATGGTTTCTCTCCTTTATGGTCTGCAGGCGAATGTACCGGCGTAGCGCCCGCCTAAACGAGCGCCTCATGCCCGGACACTCGGTCTTGCTTGATGGGACGCGCAGGACCATAAATGTGGTCTCTCGCTTCCCACACTTCGTGCACTGCAACACCGTCGGCTCGCCACCCAGCGTAACCAACGGGTCTTGCCAACAATGCCGGCTCATATCTATCCTCAGTAATGGATTAATGTTTCTTACTCCCATACGGTTTGTTGACGAACCTCTTCCTAAACTCCTCGGCCTGCCTGGCCCCCACCGCGTCATCCACCTCAGGCGACGGGGCGGGCACGTTGTTTTCTCGATCCGCCATGTTATTCTCTGCTGATGGCAAATTCGGTCCTGGTAATGGATCAATCTTCTCAGGCATGCTGGTCGACACCTCAACACAGTGTGGACAACCCACCGGCTGCCGTTGTGCGGGCCACATGGCAAGCACCCAGCCAGCGGGCACGACCAGCCGAAACCCCCAGTTCGCGATATACTCCGCCCTCACCTCGATCTGCTCATCACAGGTGCTGCAGTGCAGTCTAATCATCTTAGCTCCTTGCACCATGTGGTGCACCCCTCCACATCTAACCGCCCACAGGTATTACAGATGCCGAACTGATGTCCTTCCTTACAGGTGGCACCCACCACGTGTCGCTGTACCCCAACGCCGATGTCTACCTCCTCATAGACCAGCTCCAACTCACCCTGACACAACGGACAGAACCTTAAGGTGTCAGTCATGACGTGTACCCACAGTAGTAGCACCACCGCGTCTCAGCATCCGTCGGCGTGTGCAGGTAATACATCCCACCGCGCTGCCTACACGTGGGACACTTAACGAACGTGTTCAGCTTAGCGTGCCTCTTCAGCATCTTGGCATGCCCCCGCCTCGATGGCTGCACCTCCGTCGTCACCAGCTGCAGGCGATCCCGCTGCCGGGCCATCGTCGGCCCACACTGACAAGCGAACCCGCCACAGGTACAACTAAACGGTGGTGTCCAGGCCATCATGACACCTCCGGGATTACAGGGATCTCTTCAATTGCCGCGAGGAGTTCTTCATACTCGTCATCGGCGAGCTGTCCATCAGCATGCTCTGCGTCCACCATATCCTGTAACTTAACAACGATATCCTTGCATGCCATGGTTATCTCCTTACCAGTAATAAAGACACTCTGCTACATTGCCTGGAAATCGCACCAACAACTCGTCAGCGCTGCTGATGATCACACGGCATCCCTTGCTTTTACTATAATGATGCTTAAGACGAACCAGCTCATCAACGGTGACAAGCATCTCCACGCGATCACAGGGCGCTGGCAACCCTAGCCGTAAGAGCTCAGCCTGCCTTACAACGCGTACCTCAGCCATGGTTATCTCCAAGTGGCCCTCATTGGGCCACACCCGTTCGGTAATAACCTCACGAGTCTAAGCTATTGTGTATATACTACTGGATACATTATAATTAATGCAGACGTCTGGTGTACATACGGCAGGACAAATATATTTCTGCGTAGCGCAACGTCATGCGTCGCGACAGACGACGCTATGATCATCCTATCGAGAAAGTGCTAGACCTTTTATTCTCACCTAATATCTCAGGCGATGGGTCTCTGGATGCTGAAGACGGTATCAGTGGTGTGTCTTCCTCACTGTGTGGTGGAGGCTACTACAAGAGTAGTGTGTTGTCGTATAGGTGAAAATAACGTTTTTTTTGAAAACATTTGTTTGCCAAAAACGTTTTTACGACGGACTGCAGCTCTATCCGCTTCTTACTAAACTATGCTTACGTTGATTACATTTGATCTCTAGCGTCGAAGTGTTGTTCAAGGTGCAAGTGAGTGAGGCAAGCCGATTTTAACAGGAAGGTTACGACGAAAGGAGTAAATCGCTGCCATTGGAACGTTTTTCGTTCTTTTTGACACAGGAACGTTACGATCGTTCAATTAACGTACACCACCGGCATCTAGACAGCTGCGATGTGTAATGGACGTAACATAGCTAGGCCGTCGAGCGTGCCGCTTTTGCACAATAACGGTTGCAGGGATGAAAAGTCATGGGTTTTGTAACGAATCGTTACATCCGAATGCTGTCATGATACGATCATAGACTTAAATGGCTGTTCTGCAGCTGTGCTTCCTTTCTCACGTTACGATTTCCTTTAATCGTAAAGGTTAAGGAGGAGGCACTGCAGTTCATTGTTGACAAAAATTCACACATCTATAAGCTGCTATGATACGATGATTACGTCAGAGCATTGCGCGGGAGTTTTCGACCTATGTATTGAACGACGCGTCATTACATCCTGGCTACGTTACGATGATTAGGTTATATTCATAGCGCCTATAGATCCTAATTCATCATGATTTTACGGCAGGAGACCGTCGCAATTGGTATTCAAAAGGCCCTGAATTACCATTAGCTTGGTTAACGTCCTTTTATTTGCTGTGTGAGGTTGATGATCCTAGACCCGAGATCGTGAAAAAAGTTGTGTACTTGCACAAAATTTCATGGTATGATTATCCCAACATGAGGCAATCCAGCCCCATGAACAAGGAGAATAACCATGGCACGCATCTACACACCAACGCAGGTCCTGACCACGTCACCAGTGGGACAGCTCCGTCTCATCCAAAATGCATTCACGGACCTGAAGGGTGGGACCGTGAAGGAGATCACTGAGCATGTGGTCAAGGGTGGTCTCGTCACGAAGCAGGATCCTACCCGAGTGGTCATGTTCTACATGATCCACCTCAGCAAGTTAGGTAAGGTCAAGGAGATCACGGAGACGGAGCTAGCAGTGATGAGGGTGAAGACCACCGAGACCGAGACCATCAAGAAGGTAACAAAACCTGTCAGCAAGAAGACCGCTAAGAGGGCCTAACCATGTGGGGTATGAACTTCGTCGTTGAGATCGCTTTCTGGTTGGTGGTGGTAGACGGAGTATTCCGTCTGCTCCATCCCAAAAGGCGATCATCCGCCAAGGACCTTCCCAAGACCACCCGCCGCTAATCCTACCTAAGGGGGAGACCATCAGGTCTCCCCTCTCCCTTGCCAGATAACCTGTTACAATCCTGTACTGCCACCGTCTGTCAGCTTGCAGCCTCACTGCCCTATTCTGTCAGTTTGTGGGTGATCCTGGAAGGGCCCGGCTCCCAAAACCGGCGATCGACCCACCTCACGCAAGCCGCCCTCGTAATTTTGCCGTGGTTTCGAGGGTTTGTTCTTGCATGTACAGTCCTCTTGCCATAGTTTCCAATGTTCGTTCCGGGCCGATCATCCCTCAACCCTACCCAAGTATTTCTCTCCAGCTGTTATGGGGCCCAACCTCACTCACTCACTATCTTCTCCGGTAAGGTTAAATAAATTTAACCTAAGAAAAAAATGTTGTTTACAGAATAAAACACCCTTGCCTACAATCTTCAGCTCAGCCAATGTTGTCTCTACCATAAGGAGAAAAAGCTATGTCGACGTCGGTCGTTAAAAGAACTGGGGACCCAATCACCTTCACTTGGACTTATGATCCCGCGCATGAGGCGCAGATTGATGAGTTCAGAATTGAGTCCTCACCCACGCCGAATGGCGTCTTTGCGGTGGTTGTTGGTGGCTTGCCTGTTAGTTCAAGGGAGAAGGTCATCAATGCAGGTGCGGCCACGCTTTACTTTAGGATCGCGGCCGTGAAGGATGGCACAAATGCCAGCTACGCGACCAATCTGACTCAGGTGATCATCGATAACACGCCGCACCCGCCTGAGAATTTCTCAGTGAGCTGAGAAGATCGGGTCACCAACGTCTAGCTGTTTGGGGACACGATTAAGGGGGCAAGCCTATGCTACGCGCACGCGCGTTTCCAGACAAGGAGCGGAAGACGCGGCAATCCAAGATGTTGAGGGAGGCACGTAAGTCTGAAAAGCAGAAGATGATCGACTCGCTGCCCGCGGACAAGCGGCCACATCAGGTTGCACCTGAGTTGATCGTGGCATTTCGGTTCGACCAGGAGTTGATCAGACGGCTTGTGCTACGGCAACCGCTGCCGAAGATCATCGCGGCGATGGGTGGGAAGGAGATCGAGCCACTCGTCCATGCAAGGCTTGGTGACCACGACTTTAGGGAGAGCCTAAACGAGTACACCCTCGGTGGGGTGCAGCGGCTGGAGGCGGAGATTCAGGACTCTCTCAAAGAGTTGCAGATGATCCTCCGCCTCTCGGCTGATGAGATGATGCACATCACCTTGGAGATCGCCCGCCGTAAGAGTGCCAAGGATAGTGATCGGCTGGCCGCGGTGAATATGGTTATGGATCGCGCCCATGCCCTCGTGCCCGCGCGCGTAAACGCCGGGAATCCTGGCGGGGGTGGCAACGTGTTTAACTTCGGTGCCGACGTCGTTCGTGAGGTATTAGGCGCCTTTAAGGAGATGTCCGGGCCGCAGACACGCTTGGTGCCGGCGGAGAGGACGGTGGGTTCGATGACCGTGGAGGAGCGTGACGAGCTGCGCCAGCTGGCGACAGATGATCAGGGATAATGTATGATTGAGCCGAATATCCACGATCCGTATGAATTTGCCATGCGGATGAAGTGGTTAGGGCTCTCCTCACTTTACTTCTTCGCGAAGGTGATATTCAAGTACAACAAGCTGGTGCCTCACCTTCACCAGCCGCTGTGCAACACCCTGCAGCGGTCGCTGGGTAAGACCGTGGTTGAGATCCCCAGAGGCCACTTTAAGACGACGGTGGCCTCGAAGTCGCTACCAACGTGGCGAGCCCTCCCGATGGAGGATGAGGTTATCGAGTATGCGCTTAAAAAGGAGTGGACAACCCCTGAAGAGGTCCAGCAGCTTCGAGCGGTGCATAACCCTAATGTCCGCGTCCTCGTTATTAGCAGCACTGAGACGAATGCGAAGAAGATCCTTAGATCAACGAGGCAGCAGTTTGAGTCGAATGCGCTGTTCCGTAGCCTCTGGCCAGACCTGCTGCCGAATGAGAAATGCCGGTGGACGGACACCGAGTTAGAGTTTAACCGGACTGAGAAGTTCAGCGAGTCGACGGTTGAGGCGATCGGCGTAGGCAGTGCCCTCCAGTCAAGACACTATGATATCATGATTGAGGATGATCTCGTGGGCATCGATGCCATGGGGTCTGAGACGGTCATGAAGAAGGTCATCGACTACCACGTGCTCCTTGAGGGCGCGTTTGATGACCCGGATCGTAGTGAGTCCTTGGTTATTGGGAACCGATGGGCATTTAATGATCTCAACTCATGGATTCGTGAGAATGAGCTCGACTATGAGTTCATAACACGCTCGGCGATTGAGGATGGTAAGGTCATCTTTCCGGAGAGGTTCAGCCTTAAGGGCCTCGCAAGGATCCGACGGAAGCAGGGGGACTACTTCTACTCCTGTCAGTACCTAAACAACCCGATCGCCCCAGGAGCGCATGACTTCGAGCCCGAGTGGCTACGATCCTTTACGGTTGAGCTCGAGGCCAAGCCAAATGCCGCCGCAAATGCACAAAAGGTGGAGGTTTATGTCCGGGATGATGGAAAACGCACGTATCTGGGTAAACTTAATCGCTTTGTGCTTGTGGATCCTGCTCGTGAGGGTAAGAGGGGCAAGGCCAGACACGCTGTTATCGTTGTTGGTGTCGATACAAGCGAGGATCATTGGATCCTATACGCGTGGGCGGAGCGTGGCTCGACCGATGCGATGATGGAGAAGGCGTTCTATGCCTATGAGAGGTTCAAGTGTCAGCGATGCGGGATTGAGGGCTACGGGGGAGACCAGCATCTGCAGAACTACATGAACTACAAGGCCCGCGTCGAGAAGAAAAAGATGAAGGTGGTGGTGTTTAAGAAGTCGACTGACAAGAGCAAGGAGGAGAGGATCAGGGCGACGCAGCCTCGGTTTGAGCGGAAGTCGGTAGCGATCGTGGACTCCGACACCGAGTTTAGAAAAGAATACCTGCAGTTCCCCTCGGGGACCACGGTTGATCTCCTCGATGCCTACTCTCACGCGGATGAGATCTGTAGGCGTCCAGTTGGGGAAGATGAATATGAGATTGTGAGGAAACGGATCCATGCACTACAAAATTCAGTCAGCAAGACATCGGGGTATTGACATGACCTACATCAAGACTTGCAGGTTGACCATCATGATCGCATCGATCATCATGCTTCTTCTCTTGTTATCCGCGCACGCCCACGCGCAGACGACCGCGCCCACGATGACCGTGAAGAAGTTTGTTGGTGAGAACACTACATTTCTCTGGGACTATCTGGTCGTTGACGAGCCAGCCTACGCTGAGTTTCAGCTTCGTTGGACAGATGACCTTACTAAGACGACAATCATCTTGAAATCGATCCCGATCAATCTCAGGACGACTTCAATCACTGCCGCCTTCACCCCTGGGTTCAAATTCACCTATTACAATGTTGTTGCCGCCACACCGGCAACAAGCTCTGTCAGTGCCCCTAGTAACACGGTGGCCACTGAGCGGGTTGGCCGCCCACCCACCAATCTTCGTGATCAGTAACTGGCCACCGGCCAAGGAGGAAAGACATGGGTTCAAGTTCAAACCCTTTAACGTTCCCTAGTCTGGTTCCCAACCCCCTGACTGGGGTGCTCGAGGTTAAGAGCGTCCCGACCCAGGTTGGGTTTCCATTCGCAAGAACTGCTTGGTACGTTGGTACCGGGCAACAGATTGAGACGCTGGAAGAGCTGTTCAACGTGATCCAGCCAAATGATGTCGCATTCTTGGCACCGCAGCGGTTCGAGGAAACCGGCTTGGTGCTTGACAAGTCAGGGGTCTCACTGATCGGTTATGGCTTTGATCTCGGTGGTCGAGGCTCGGCCTTTATTGAGCCGGGTGGGGTGAATGACCCTGGTCTCTCAATCGAGGCTGATGACGTCACACTGATCAATGTGGGCGTCGCCGGCAAGGGCACTGCGGACTATGCCCTCCAGTTAGGGGATGAGATTGCTCGGTTCCGGGCATATCGTTGTAAACTTGAGGGCCCGGATGGTGTTGCCGTGAAGATTGTTGGGACCGGTGACATCATGTTCGATGATTGTGAGTTCTGTTGGTGTGGTGTTGGGGTCGACTTCGTCGGTGGGGTCTCCTCGTTCCCAACCCAGACGCTCATCCGTAGGTCACGTTTCCACAACATCGTCACCGCCCACCTTCGCGGGACTGGTGCAACTGGAAAGAACGTAAACACCGAGCTCATCGACAACTTCCATGACAAGGATGAGTCGGCGGTTGCCCCTACTGATTTCCTGTTGCTTGACGCGGCAGGTTCCACCGGATTGGTTAGTGGGTGCCGATTTGCCCACGCCACCAACGAGGCGGCTGTCCTGACGATTGCGGCCGGCATCATGTGGGCAGCGAACGCCACTGAGGCTGGTTGGTCTACCGCCCGTCCGGCGTAGGTCACTGGGTTCGTCACGGAGGTATTAGATGTATAGGCACACGTTTGATCCCTTCGTGGCGGACTTTGTCTCATCTGGCCTAGCGGCTGACTTTGTCAAGCAGGTGGGTCTCTGGAATAATCAGGTGCCCTTGATTGCGATCAACATCACCCCAATCGTTCTTGAACCTGGTAAGCACAGGTGGAAGACTGACACGGTGGATGGTCGTAGCTGGATCGTGAACATCTCAGGGGCCCAGTTAAAGTTGATCTCATCTGATTACTTCACGGGTGGCGAGATCATGCTCTTTACCCCGGTTAGACAACTTGTTCAGGCCATGTTGGCCATCGGCATGGGTACTACAAGGATTAAGGTGGAATTTTGATGGGGGTTAACCGTGCTTGAATTTATCGGTAGTCTGCTCCTAACACCAGGCGTGCCAATTCGACTGGTGGTCGCCTTTCCGCTCATCGCGGGCCAGCGGTATGATACGATCATCATCTCACAACGTCGGGTGAATGCTGGCTTTATCTTTGTGGGTGATAAGGCAATGACCGGTGAGGTCACCATGATGGTGGCGGTCCCACCGGCAAGCGCAACGTCATGTCCGTTTGCCGAGATTGATCTTTCAGTGGTGAATCGGTCTAACCCAGTCATCATCGAGACAATCACGGTGGATGGCTCCGCCGCGGAGACCATCCAAATTTCTGGCCTTAAGGCTTGACGAGGTGATTTATGGGTGTTGAGATTGGTGGTTTGGGCGGTAATGAAGGAGGTGTTTCATTGTTACAAAAGGCTGAAATTATACTAACCGATGCCCAGATCAAGGCACTGCCGACTATTCCGGTTGAGATAGTCCCACCTCCAGGCGCGAATAAGGTCATACAGCTCGTCGGATGCACGTTTTCTTATAATACCTCAGCCGGAGCTTACACGCTTCCTGGAACGCCTGGAAACATTCTGGTTGCCATAAATATTCCACCTGGAACTGCAAGTCTGGGGGTTGGTTATAACACGACAGGCACATTGGACACAACAACACCTCAATTGAGATCGAGTTTCTGGGGAGCTACATTCATCGATATCGCTCAAAATGCTTTCCCTAGCCAAGCTGAAGTAGTGAATAAAAATCTTGGGGTTTATTCAGATGCCTCAGCGGATTTCACTGGCGGCAACGCGGCCAACACGCTGAAGGTGACCGTGTACTACACGATTGTGGAGCTATAATGATTCGAGCCATTCCCATCAAGGGTATAAGCGAGGAACGCGAGCGTGAATTGAAGCACTACGTTCGGACGAACCTTGATCTAGCGATCCGTGGGACTCAGACACTTTTCACGGAGCATGTCCCGCGCTGGCGTAAGATCTACAACGGGGAGCCCTTTGAGCAGGTGAAGAGCTTCCCATGGCACCGAGCTAGTAACTTCGTGGTTCAGTTGGTGGGCATCCACACTGACACCCTCGTGGCGCGCATCCTCTCACTTATCTTTAAGACCGATCCGCTGTTTACATTTACCGCGTTTGGTGAACTTCCAGAACACATTAAGAAGGACCTGGAAGATTTCATGAAGCACACCGCGTTGGACGAGTCTGAGCTTGCATTGTACCAAACGATCAAGGATTGGTTATTCGATATCGTTAAGTTGGGCTCGTCGGTGGCCAAGGTGCCCTACGTTACTGACCACACCATCGTGGTTGAGCCCTCGTCAACGCCGAATGAGATCTCAGAAAGGGAGGTGGTGCGCTACGACGGACCCAAACCGATGAAGACGTTGTTCACGGACTTCTTGATGTGGCCTCTGGGGGTGCAGGACTTTAAGGATGCGATCATGAAGGTACACCGGGTTCGCCTCCATAAGGAGACCGCGCTCCTACGCGCATACCAGGGGTTCTATGATCTCGACGTGATCAAACGATTGTACACAAGACCTGACCTCAGCAATCGAACCAATATTGAGGTTAAGCAGGAGGAGAACACCGGCATCGTCTCATTGCCGGCAGATCGGTTGACGTTCTATGAGTGCTGGATTGATAAGTACCCACTGGTTGATGGTAGGTACTACTCATTATGCGTCACCTATCATATTGAGTCGGACAGCTTCGTCAGAAAGATCTATAACCCGTATAATACTGGCGATGATCTCTCAGATGTGTTTATCGGATGCAAGCTGTTCCCACGTGATGACATGTGGCATGGTCGTGGATTCGCGGAACTGCTTGAGCAATCGCAGGAGGAGGCAAGCACGATTCATAACCAGCGGCGTGATCGAGCCACCGCGGCCAACACCAATGTCATCGTGGCCCGTAAGGATTCAATGTTGGACCTTAGCTTCCCACTATTTCCCAATAAACCACTGTTTGTCGACAGCCTGGATGATATCCGGGTAGAACAGATGGGCCGTGAATCAACCTTTGAATTTGAGGAGGAGCGCGTTGCACTTGATCTTGCGGAGAGAAGGTCAGGTGTCAGCCCGCCGATGATCGGCTACGGTGCAGGGGCGATGGGAGGAAAGCGTGGGGTCTATTCCGCCTCAGGTACGCTATCCATGCTTCAAGAGGGTAACATGCGAACAGATCTCAACATTATGGATCTGCGCGCGGCAGTTACCAGGGTAGGTCGTCTTGCTCTAAAGTCATACGCGCTCGGGGGCGTGCATGAGCGTCTTCGTCAGAAGTTTGATCCAGCGCGGATGATTCGGATTGCGCGGAGCATTGCGATGTACAACCAGCTGCAGATGGACTTGACCTGCAGCAACGCGTCGGTGAATCGTGAGGTCGAACGTCAGCATGCCACCATGCTTGCTCAAACGATGACCACGTACTATACACAATCCATTGAGTTGGTCAAGATGATTATGACCATCAAGGACCCGACGCTCAAGAACTATCTCATGAGCATCTATAAAGGGAGCAAGGTCCTCTTCCACAATATTTTGAAGAGCTTTGATAATGGAGACACCGAACGCATCCTCCCAAGACTCGAGTTACCAGGAGCTGATGTCCCAGCTGGAGCCCCTGGCCAAGGAGTTTCTGGCCAACCAGGACAGGTTGTCCCTTTTGCTCAACAGTCAGGAATGGCTCCTGTTCCTCCGCCTCCTGGGGCACCTGGAGAGCAGGTCCCGCCGGACGTTGGAGCGATCCCACCTTCGGCCTGAGATCTTTAAGGCACAAGGCGCATTACAGGTGATTAGAGAGGTTAAGGGATTTAAGGAGAACCTCAGAAAGTTAATGGAGAACTTCAAGATAGCTCTTGAAGAGAAGGACCAATCTAGAAGACCGGAGGTAGTATACGATGAAGAACTTGAGGCTTTACAACGCGAATCCGCCAAATATGCCGCAGGGCTCCCCACCAGCGGCGACAAACCCAGCGGCCCCAACACCGGCCGCCCCAGCAGTACCCGCAGCAGAGACGGAGGAGCAGAAGAAGATTAAACTGTTAGAGACTCAGAACCGGGAATATCAGGCCACTAACAGTGCGCTTCTGAACAAGGTTGCGCAACTGACCCCTGCTAAGCCGGTCAATCAACCGGCAACCCCACCGAATCCGGCAGATCAGCGCAGCAAGTGGTGGACGGACCCAGATGCCGCCTTTGCTGAGAGGGCCGCGCCACTGGTGCAGGCCACGACCCAGACGCAGGTTTACCTGATCAAAGAGCAGATGAAGGTCAAGTACGCAAGTGAATTCAAGAAGTGGGGTACCGAGATTGATGAGCTTGCCAACCCACTGAATCCGATGTATCTCATGGACCCAGCGACGTGGGAGATCATCATTGAGCGCGTGCGTGGGCGTCATGTGCAGGATTACGCAAGGGACCCCTCTATGGTTCCAGGGTATTCTGAGTCATCCAGCCCGAGCGACCCGCCCGCGCCAAAGACGGCGCAACAGCAGCTCTCTGACCGGGAGCTCAAGATCGCAAAACAGCTTGGTGTTACGCCAGAGAAGTATCTGGCTCAAAAATCTAAGATGACCGTGGGGGTGTAAATTGGCTGAAGACAAAAATAAAGTTGAGGAACTGGCGCCAGAGGGCCCGGTTCAAAAGTATTTCACTCCTCGTTCGGAGCTTGAGTTTCTGACAGACGAGAACATCATTGCTGAGGACCTCATGCCTCCAGCGACCTTTGATGTACGATATCTGGTACCTGGGATCAGATGTCGTTGGGTCAACTGGAAGGCGAAAGAGGGCGCGATGATGTATGGTGCCCAGGCAGAGGGCTATCAGTTTGCGAATAAGAATGATGTTGAGTGCACGATCAAGCCGAATAAGGAAGGTAAGTTCTTAAACGGTGACGTTGTGCTGATGAAGATCTCTGAGGCTCGATATGCTTCAGCGATGAAGGCCCTAGTCCTCCGTACCAAGATGGCGGCTGGTCAGACCGCAGAAGCTGCCATGGAGGAGATGAAGGGGCTGATGAAGCGGTCAGGCGGGCACCTTACCCCCTTTGCGCCCGACCAGGCGCAACTTGATCGGCTAATCGATGCCAATCAAGCGGTAACTCATACAGTTACCAGATCTTAGTGAAAGGAGACCACTCTCATGGCGGGTAAAGCCGTACCTATCGTGGTAGCAAGAACCACCACTGATAGTCAGCCATCCATCCGTCGTTATCAAGAGAAGGCAGCTCAAACATTCAAGTTTGGGACCCCTGTCTTTCGAGATAATGCCGTTGATGGCGGGGTTGCAGAATGGTCGGGGGTAGTGGCAACTAGCAAGGTTGCTGGGATTGCCATTGAGCCCGCCTCCAATCTGACCACCGTGGGCGTCAAGGAGACCTTGACGTTCGGGGAGGTTCAAAACCAACCCTTAGCAGTAAATATCCCTCGCGGGGCGCCCATCAACGATGGGTCGATCGGTGTTCAGCTTGCTGACAACACCACCGAATTCCAGGCCCAAGTGCTGGATACGGTCGCTGCCTTGGAGACGGACGTGGGTAAGTCCTACGGCCTGACTAAGGATTCCAACGGGTACTGGTACATCGACAAAACGAAAACAGACAGCATCGTAGTGACCGGGGTTTATGCCGGTGATGCTGGTCGCAACGGTGGGCGGGAGTTTTTCCGATTCCTCGATGCGGCCGCCCAGATGGGAGGTGCATAGTACTATGATGACACGCGGAAACTATGCCCAGCTGATGGCGCCTGGTATCCATGAGTTGATGGACCAGCAGACTCAGCTGGAAGCAAGGGACTCGGAGTACGACAAGATCTTTAATACTCCGACGTCTGACAAGGCCTTCGAGGACGATGTTGAGTTCGCTGGCCTTGGCCCGATGACTACCAAGCCAGAGGGTCAACCGATCAACTACGACGACGTGATCCAGGGCGGTTCGTATCGTTATACCCACTCGACGTTTGGGCAGGGTGTGCGGTACTCATTTGAGCTTTTGGAAGATGATCAGTATGGCATCATCCAAAAAGTTCCGATGAACTTTGCCCGCACGGCGATGCACACCAAGGAGACCAACGCCTGGAACGTCTTTAACCTTGGGTTCACCACGCAGATCACGGTGGACGGTGTTTCTTTGTTCAATGCGGCACATCCACTCCTGGGTGGTCTGCCTGCGACGGTGGCCGTTCCAGCATCGATAGTTGGTGTTGGTGTCTATACTCAGGGCACCTACCCCAATCGTCCTGGGACCGACATTGATCTGAGCTACTCTGGTCTGCAGTTGATGATCAATCAGTGTGAGCGCATGATCGATGGTCGTGGTTTGTTGGTGAAGGCAATGATGACCACCATCGTGGTTCCTCCGGAATTGCGGTGGGTTATTGAGGAGATTCTGGGTTCCGAGTGGAAGCCGTACACCGCGGAGAACACGGTCAATGTCGTCAATAACAAGGGTCTGTCACCCTTCATTGGTCGGTACCTGACGTCAACGAAGGCCTGGTTTGGTCTTGCGGAGAAGTCTCGCCACAAGTTGAACCACTTCGATCGTCATCCGCTCGATGAGGACTTTGCCGACGACTTCGACACCAGGTCACTGAAGCACGTTGCATTCTACCGTTCTTCAGACGGCGCATCTAACTGGCCAGGAACCTGGGGATCCGCAGGGACCTAAACCCTTAGGGTGGTAGGCAACTGCCACCCTTACTTTAAGGAGAATGCTTATGGCAAAGAACTATGGTAAGAGGCTCCCATTTAGACCGGGGGAGATCATCATGCACGAGGGCAACCCTGCCATTGTGCTTTCAAATGACGGGAAGTGTGCAAAGTTGCATATCTTTCCGGTACATTCAGCCAATGCCCAGATTACGGCTGAAGAACCTGAACCGCCCAAAGAGGAGTAGAGTATGGTGAACCAGATTGGCCCGCGGCATTTCCTGATCGACACACCGGGTGCCACGCCGCTGTGGTTAGCCTGGTTAAAGGTCGTCAGCATCACTTGGACTGGCGCTACCACCGCCGGTCATCAAGCAATTATCACCAACGCCTCAGGTACTCGCACCATCTTTGATGCTAAGGCCTCTGAGGCTAATGATTTTGAGTCAGCGGTTTACGACCCAGGTTGGGTTGATGGTCTTGTTGTTCCAACCCTCCAAAGTGGTAAGCTGATGATTATCTGCTCATAATAGGAGGCGATCTATGAATAAGAAGAAGCCTGGGGTGAACAAGGGACCCAGGGCGGGTGGAAAGAAGGGCTCAGACACCAAGAAGACCACGAAGAAGTCGGAGTACGGGGGTTACTAACATGCCTTACAGGGCTGGGGCGATCGGCGTTCCGTGGCACAATTGTGATCGATGTGGCATCATGACGAGGACCTCTCAGTTGGTCTTCCAGAATGGTATGTTCTTATGTACTACTCGTGGTTGTGTGGACAATCCTGAGGGGTTCAATCGGTATGAGCGCATTGCTGAGACCTTAAGCGATGGGAAGACGGAGCCCCAACACTGGTTAGAGAACCGTGTTCTAAACGATGGTTTGGATGGCCTGAATGACTAGGTGATCTATGCCAACTAAGAAGAGTACCTCAAAAAAAGCATTCTCTGAGAATGTGGCGGCTGAGATGCATGCTGGTAAGCCACAAAAGCAGGCGGTAGCGATCGCGTACTCAATCCAGCGTGAGGCAAGAAAGCACTCACGGCCCAACGCGCCAAAGAAGAAGGGTTAGAACATGCCATTTAGTCAGCCATGGAATGAGAACGATCCAGCGGATACTGATCTTGCGAGCCAGCTCGGTGATGACATCCGGGACTTTAAGCTGCAGATTCGTGAGCGGATTGATCTTGAACATTTCTTTCCGATCACGGATGCTCCAACGACTGGATATCACCGTCAGGGTTCAGCGAGACCGTTCTATCAGGGTGCTCCACCTGCTAATAACCCTGATGCGCCTGGCGCTCTTTGGATTAACTCAACTACTGGTGCCGTGTCCCGGGATAACGGGGCTACATGGGATGACGTCTCCTTTGGTGTGCCGCAGGGCGGTATCATCATGTGGTCAGGCCTTATTGCCGATATCCCGGATGGCTATAAGCTTTGTGACGGGACGGCAGGTACGCCTGACCTTCGTGACCGATTTGTTCGTGGTGCAGCGGCAGGTGTAGATCCTGGAGTCATTGCAGGCTCAGACACCCATGCACACGTGATGGGGCCCATGACCCCCGCATCTACCGTGGTGACGGTGGATGTGACAGTACCGACTGTAAACGTGGCCACCGCGGCACATAACCACACTGACTTCTCGGACAATCAGCCCAATATCCCGGTCTACTTTGCCCTCGCGTTTATCATGAAGGCTTAACATGCACTACAATGGTTGGTTCAAGATTACCACCAAGAAGGGCACTTGGATTGTTAAGAACCAAGAGACGGACGTCCTGCGCCGGTTGTCTGTGTCTGCTTGGAATGGCGTTCCTTTAAGCGCCTTTAATTATCTCGCGATTGGGACTGATGATACGATCCCGGCTCGCACGCAGACAGCATTGTTTGCTGAGGTTCTTCGGTTCCTTGCAACGGCAGTTATTGAGACAACCCAGGTGACGGCAGACACACTACATCTGACGGTCCAATTCATCGCGGCGTCTGCCTTCAGCATCTTTGAGCTCGGGGTCTTTGACGCGGTGGCCGGTGGTAATATGGCAGCCAGGGCAGTTCATCTTGACGAGAATGGTGACTCATCTGCCTTCAACATTGGTATTGGCGAGGGCATCACATTAGAGTACTTTCTTCAGGCCTTATAGGAGAATACCATGGCAGCTGGCGATGCGGTTCCAATCCCTCGGAAAAATGTGGCGTACCGCGCTTATTTTGAGATTCGTGACACGGCTGGTGCCCTGGTTACTGGTGCCACGGGCTTGGACTCCGAGGTTGATCTTGATGGTGCTGGTTATGCTGACTGCACCAATGAGGCGACTGAGATTGGTGCGTCAGGCACATACTTCTTGGATTTGATCGCCGCTGAGATGAATGCCGACCATACGATGGTGGTTGTTAAGACCACCTCAGTTAATGCGATCATCCCAGTTCTAAATCTCTACCCTGAGTCACTGGGAGACATCCGTGTTAATGTTGGTCAGTGGAACGGCACTACTGTTCCAGCAGAGGACACGGCTGGCTACCCGGTGGTCACCATTAAGGATGGCGTGGGCGCCGGAGAACTTCAGCTTAATGCAGGTCAGGTTGAGGTTGCCGCCGCACAATTGGTTACACTCATCAACGCATTCTACGATGAGCTCACGGCTGAGGCACGGACGGCTGGTTCTTATGGTCAGTTGTTAAAGGACAATTTGCCTGTATTGGTTACGCCGGCAAATAAGCTGTTGACCGACGCGGCCGGTCGTGTTGAATTGCAGGCTGATGGTCTTGATCAGATAGTCGTAGAGACTGGGGTGAATGCCCGCCAGGCACTCTCGATTATCGGTTCTGCCTTGGCTGGTGTCTTGGCCGGCGTTGGTTCTGGCTCAATCACCATTGAGGCGATGAATAACCCAGGTACAGTGCGCATTACCTGTGTTAATGATGGTCTTGGTAATAGAAATACTGTGGTACTCACTCTACCGGTGTAGTATGTACCCTAAACCAATGTTTGCAAATGACGTATTCACTCAAGAGTATTTTCCAAGTGGATCGTCAGTCACGGTGTTCAAAACTTTTTCTGCCAGAGATGGGATGCATTTGGCGGATACTAAGTTCTCTGGTGAGCGTCAATCATTTGATTGGACCCGAGAGAAGGACGTGGTCCAGATTCAGGAGGTCAATCACGGATGGGATACGGAAACAGGAAAATTGCCACCAAGATAATCACGTTCTTTGCGGTTCTATGTGTTCTGCTATTTCCTGAGAACCTATGGTCTGCGACGTACGAGCACTTCATTTATCAGGTCAGGAAGACCAATGGTGACGTGGCACCAGGTGTAAACGTCAATGTCTACACTCCTGGTACTAGTACACGATTCACCGTCTACAGTAACATTACTGGCACAGCTGTCAAGTCGCAGCCTATGATCACTGACAGCCTTGGGAATGTCGACTTCTACGTAGGTGATTCGGTTGTAGACATCTTGTTCACTGGCGGGACGATCCCAATATATAAGTTACTGAACGTCACGCTTACTGCATTGGCCACTGCAGGCATACTTACCGTACCTAACGGTGGGACAGGGGCAGCTACGTTTACGTTGAATACGGTGCTACTGGGCAATGGCACTCTCCCCATAAAGACTAGTTCCGTTGGGTTGGCTAACCAGGTCTTTCGTGTCCCAGCAGCGGGCGGCCAACCTGATTTCGGTACGGTGAACCTGAGTTCATCAGCCGCGGTGTCAGGCGTACTGCCCACTGCAAACGGCGGTACAGGGTCAAGCTCAGGTTCATCGCTCTCAGTTCAGGAGGTTGACGGTTCCCCAAACGTTTCTGGGGTTATCAATATCAAGGTAACCGATGGAACCTTGACCAATAATGGTGGTGGTTCGGTCACGATCGATGCGGCACCACCGTTTTCAGATACCATCCCAATTGTTAAGGGATCCAGTGACGTTTCTAAGTTACTTAGATTTGAGGTAGATGGTTTTACCGCGGCTACTACTCGAACCGTCACCTTCCCTAACGCGAGCATCGTGGCGGCGGCTACCGACTTCTTAAATTTGTGGGGAGATGGTATCAAGCAAACCTTTAACCCGAACGGTACCAACGCTGGATTTAATGTTGGTGCACATACGGCAGACCCGTCAGTTGGGGTGAATGGGGATCAGTATTATGATTCGATTCTTAATAAGTTTAGATGCCATGAAAACGGGTCTTGGGGTGACTGCATCTCGGCTGGTACATCTCCAGGTGGCGCTACCACGAATGTACAGTATAATGATGCTGGTGCTTTTGGCGGTGATGCTGATTTCATTTTTGATGATACTAACAAGTTTGTTGGAATAGGGGTACAGTCTGCCCTAACCGATGAAGGACTGAGCGTCGCAAGTTCCGGAACTCATAATGGTGTGGTCAGTTCTCAGCGTGCTGACGCCGATGCACCACCTGGTAACTCCGCCGGGTTCAGGGCGTACAAGTCACGAGGGACTATTGGGACTCCGACGGCGGTGCAGTCAGGTGATTGGATGCTTGGTCTCTCGTCGAACGGCCATGATGGTACTGGGTTCTTTGGGACGGCACGCGCCTTTACTGAGGCGACACAGACCCACACGAATTCGGCTCATGGCACTAGGTGGGTATTCAGCACCAACCCTGATGGTAGCACCACGATTACCGACACGTTTCGTTTACCGCAGGATGGCGGCATCCAGATCCTAACAGGTACAAAGCCAACCTGTGATTCCACTAAGCGAGGTTATATCTTCTTTGTGGCTGGTGGGGCGGGTGTTGCGGACACCTATGAGGCCTGTGATAAGGACGTTGCAGATGTGTATGCTTGGCGGGACATCCATGCCTCAGGGTCTAGTGGTGGCACATATACACCTAACACTGAGGGTCTACATGAGATCGTTGCCACCCCAGGATTGGCCAGTGGAGGGTTTAGTACTAGAACACTTGGATTTGCCACCCTTGACCCAGCTTCCGCTGGTGCCTCTTTTGGCAATGGAGATAGGGCTGAGGGACCATTTGCTCGTGCCGCGACTGGCGGCCTCATCAATCAGGAATGCGGCTGGTATTTAGGAACTGCGCAGATTGTTCAACCTCGTTGGGGTGGTGAGCTTGTTCTTCATTTATACATCCAGGGGGTTGCTGGTTCTGTTCGCATCGCAGCTGGATTATCGGATGCCGGTGTTGGTACAGTTCCAAGTATTCTTGACGCAACGACGAATGCGAGAAACCAGGCCTATTTCAGCTATGATACCAGCGTGGATGGCACTGCATTTTGGCGGACGGTCACCTCAAATGCTGGAGCCAACACGCGCACAGCAACGACCGTGGCCATCGCAAATGATACGGTATACACCCTTAGGATCTCATTCGCGGCAGGGACCTACTCATTTTATATTGATGATGTATTGACCAATACGCATACCACCAATCTACCGACAAGTTCTACGACGATCGGGGTGGCATTCGGAGTAAAGAACTTGGCCGCGAATGGTTCAAACGTAAACTTAGGTAAGATCATTATGTGGTACTAACTCATATGCCGCCAAGACAGCCACGTCTACAACAACTAGTCCAGGCCTGTCCGTTCGGTGGGGTTAACCTTGAGCTACCACCATGGCGGATTGAGGATAAGGACTTTCAGAACATCGCGAATTTCTTCTGTACTGAGAAAGATCTACGCACTCGTCCTGAGCCCTTTTTCACCGCTGTCTCCGCCAATGCGATCAACGGCCAGATTGATGGATATGACATTGATGGTATCCGACACTTTTTGTTGGCGACCAAGACGAAGGCATATGGGTACATTGGAACAAATTGGCAGGAGTTGACAGGCACACTGACCGCGACGGACCTTAACCTGTACACCGGCACGTCCCTACAGGGGATGATCTTATTCGCGAATGGTGTTGATAAGATAAAGCTCTGGGACGGGGTCAGCGGTGCCTTCACGGATGAGAATGTAAATGCACCGATTGCTAAGTTCGTCACGACGTTCGGCAACAGGGTCATCGCTGGCTTTACGGTGGAGGGAGGTAACCCGTTCCCACAACGCATCAGATGGACCGTTGACAGCTTCCCACAGGACTGGGTCAACGTGGGTTCAGGCTTCCAGGACATCATCGAGGGAACAGACCCTCTCACCGGCTTGGTCGTGTTGACCAACCGGTTGGTGATGTTCTTTCCTGAGCGGATCGTGTTTGCCGATCGGACATTTGACGCCTTGAATCCATTCACCTTCATCAACTATAGTAAGGAGGGTGTTGGGAACATTTGCCCTTACTCACTGGCTCAATGGGGAAACATCTGCTGCTTTGTGGGCCGTGATGACGTGTACATGTTCGATGCACAAACACATCAGCGGATTGGAAATAAGGCAAGGAAGGCAATCCTTAATGATATCTATCAAGGTAATTTTGACCTTGTTATGGGAGGTATCACTGATAGTACGGCAGGTAGGGATTTCTTGACATATTGGTTGATCCTGCCAAATGGGGCAATCTGGACCTATGACTTTGGCACACAGGCCTGGACTCGTCAGTACTTTACTGGGCGTAAGGCAACCAGCGTCGGAAGGTTTAAGACAATTCATGGCGTTCGTATCATTGATCTAGTAGGTACGATCGCACAACAGAATTGGATCATCAATCTTGCAGGTTCTCAGATCAGTGCAGATAATTTAACACTAGGTTTTTCGAATGGTCAGATCGGAGAGCTCGACTATAGTGAGGTGATCAACGACACCTGGGTACTTGGCCCTAGTAAAGAGTTTGATTATGGGCAGTCAGCATGGAACAAAACTCTGAAAAGGATACAGTTCGTTTACCGGGACCTTGGCGTTGGCCAAGCAGAGCTGACACTGTCGAACGAATTCGGGAACACGGTGGTGTTGACTGTATCGTTCGGTGTGCTTGGTACAGGAACTATCAAGAACAAGATAATAGATTTTACGCTATCGGGTACAAGGTTGTCTTGGACCTTGACAGGGAATTTTCCGATAGCAATCCAAGAGGTAATCCACAGCTACTTCATCAGGGGCCCGCTCCTTGCGAGACAGGCATGAGAGCACCGGAGCAATTAGATGTCTCAAATTCAGGCGACCCTCAGGATTACACAAGCCTCATTGATCGCTTCCGTCAGGCGACAAAGAAGTACGTTGAGCGCCTTGCGAATATTCTCAATGGTCAAATTAGTTTCGGCAATGGTACTGCTCTGGATAATATGCAAGGGAGATGGATCAATGTTGTCACGCCTGTTGCTCCCGATACTGATTTTACTATTACTCACTCTCTTGGTAGAATTCCTGTGGGTTTTATCACGATACGGGCGGATAAGGCGGGAGTTGTCTATTATGGAACGATTGCCGCAACGACCACCGACCTCACACTTAAGTGTAGTACCGCGTCAACGACCATAAGAATCTTTGTGATCTAATATGGCTATCATTAATGACAGCGTATCTAACGTTGTAAAGCGGATGAACCGCTCTGATGCTGACATTGATGCTTCAGCAGTCACTTGGCTTGTTCAGGCCTATGTCGATATCGCATCACGGTATCCGTTTGTGGAGTTTCAACGGTACTTTAACCGACCTACTGTACAGGGCCAACGCGAGTATCCGCTGCCTGACGGGGTGCGTGCCGTATTGGCGGTAACCTTGCAGGACACCAGCATCACGAATTCAAATGGGACCCCGTTAACGAGACGGTTGAAGAAGACCTCATTTAGGGAGGTGGTCAAGGCGAACTTTAATGTGGCATCAGCACCATACCGCTATGCCAGATGGAATGATAAGATCTTTGCAGACCCTATTCCAGACCGTAGCACCTATGTGCTAATCATCTACGCATGGGTTTATCCTGATGTGTCGGCATTAGAGAATACTACCGTGATGCTCCCACCTGAATGGATTGAGGTCATGGAATGGGAGGCAGTATGGCGTGGTCATAATGAGCAACTTGATTATGACGCGGCACGTCATGTCATGGAGAAGGTCATCGTACCCATGACAGCCTTAAGGTTCCGTAATCTTAAGAGCTACATTGAGTTACAGGATTGGGACATCCCAGTAGCACAACTTGTCCAACGCAGCACACCTGTCAAATAAAGGAGAGTTTATGGAAGCAGCTGTGCGCACCATCAGGCAACTACAAACCGCCGAGTTGCCGCTGATCTTAGACATGGCTCATAAGTTCTTTGAAGAGGCCAATGTTGGCGGAGAGTTCAGCGATGAGACCTTCATCTTATCCTGGACGGGTTTTATGAAGTCAGGAAATGGTGTGATCTTTGTCTTGACTGAGAATGAGCAGATTGTTGGCGCAATTGGTGGTCTTACTTATCGGGACGTTAACACCGGTAAGGGGACCGCGCTTGAAACCTTCTGGTATGTTGACTTGGAATACAGAGAGAAGGGCGTCGGAGCCCAGTTGATCCATCAACTGGAACAATGGGCAAGGTCAATGTTCTGTACGCGTCTGATCATGGCTGCGTTAATGAACAAGGATTTTCCCAAGATGGAGAAGTTTTACGGTGATAAGGGATTCCACTTACTCGAGGTGAACTTCAGTAAGGAGCTCTAATGATCGGCACAACTACTGCGGCACTGATTGCGGCAGGTATCGGGGCTGGTGGCTCGGTTGCTTCCTCTGCCCTCTCTAATCGAGGACAGCAACAGCAACAGGGGCAACAGCTCCGACCGGCGAACCAGGAACTCTACAACTCATGGACCAATTTCCTTGGTGGTCAGGTCGGCCAAGGGGTCCCTGGATACGGTGGCCAACTATCTGCACCGTTCAACCCGTTCTTTGGTCAGGCGGCGAACAATGCCGCTCCGTTCCAAGGTTTAGGTGGAGAGCAGGCAGCATTAGCTCAACGCTTCATGCAGCAGCCGCAGGTTGGTGCCGGTCAGTTTGTTCGTGAGATGCTGCCTGAGGGCGGGTCACAGGCATTTCAGAACTATTTGTCCAACATCCCGCGTGCCTCAATGGAGGCTGGTCTGCAATTCGGTAGAGGAGGGACAGGATACCTGGAGGAGATCGCCAAGACAGGTATCCCGGTAAGCTCGACCGACGCGTGGCAGAACATGATCGGTGCCCAAGAACGTGGCATCGGTCAACGTGGGGCACAGCTGGCCGAACGTACCGCAGGTCCTGGTGGTCGATTTGGGTCAAGCTACAACACGGCCATGACCGACTTCCAGGCACAGACCGCCAAGGATCAGAACGCACTGATCGCGCAGATGGTCTATGGCGCCGGTGAGAACGCTGCTGGCAGAAGGCTCGGAGCCGCAACAGAGCTTGGTCGTCAGGGTTTGGAGGGGATGAACCTTGGGATGACCGGGGCGATTAATGCCGCACAGATCCAATCTCAACAAGAGGCGCGTGATCAAGCGCGTGCTCAGCTCATGTTACAGGGATGGGGGTTAGACATCTCGAAGGCGAGGACTGGCGCGGAGATCGCGAATATGGGCATCCCAGGGTTTAATGCTGGTATGCAATTGGGTGCGGTTGGTCAGCAGTACGACCAAGACACTCTCAACCGTGCCTATTCTGAGTTTATTCGTCAGCAACCTTACGCCAATCCATGGAACCAGTACATCGGAGCGGCAGCCACCCAGTTCCCTGGTCAGATGGCCCAGTATCCTCAAGGTCCTTCCCCATGGGCTGGTGTAGCTCAAACAGGGATGGGTCTGTTATTTTCGAGCCCGTGGTTCCAGGGTGGTGGGAACACAAATGCCCCAATGACTACCGGGGGTTGGATGAACCCCGGTTATGGAACACCAGGCGGCAACCCGGCCACGTTGCCACAGAGTCAGATTCCGCCATGGCTGCTTGCTCAGCCGACGTACTAGGAGGTCACGCTAATGCCTTACGGACAAGATGATCCTTTCTCCGCACAAATCAGGGCGGCCCAAGGGATGCAGGCGATGAAGAGTGTGGCCGGTTATCCGTACATGCCTTACACGTCACAGGCCACTGGTTATGAACCTCAAACCGGTGCGCGTAACGCGGCGGACATGATTGGGGGTGTGTTCAATGCCTGGATCGGGAAGAAGGCCAACGATTATCAGAATGAGGTAAAGGAGGCAGAGAGTGTCTTCACCCTTAGTAAGCTTGGTTATGATCTTGGTGATCTGCTTTCTGATTCTAAGAAGCGCAAGGCGGTGGAGAAGGTTCTTGGCATTACACTTCCACAAACCGCGGAAGGGGACTATGGCCCGCAGAGTATTGAGCGCATACAGCAAAACCTTCGTAAGGCGATACTTAAGGATGACCGCAACCAACAAACACTTGCGAGGGTTATCCCGCAGGCCCAGGCGGAGATGGCGGCGCAGGCACAGCCAACAGTAGATCAAGGGATGTATGCTGAGGGTGGTGTCCCAGCGGAGGCAATGTCTGGACCTGGGGCACCTGGACCTGGAGGGATGGCTCCTGGACAACCCCCAATGATGGCACCTCCTGGGCAACCTCCCATGGCTCCCGGGATGGACCCCCGGATGGCACGCATCTTGGCCGCCGACCCGCAGCATCAAGGCCGGATGGAGGAGATCGGAGCTACTGGCGCCGCTCAGTTAGCGACCGCCGGTCTGAAGGGCCAGTATGACCTGGCTCAAGAGTCGATGAAACAGCAGGTCGCATTTCAGAAGTCGGTTGGTGACAACGCCCAGCAATTGTTCAGAGATTATGGTGGCACCTTGCCAGCACAGGCTGCCCAGGATATGTCACTGTCTCTTATGACTCGAAAGGAACCTTCTAAGGGAACGGTTGAAGCATTTCAGAACGCGATGTCTCCAGAACAGCGTGAGTTACAGAAGTCCATCTTACCGATTCTTAAGGAGGCATTTCCAAATCTGGTGGATTCTCCGGGGCACATGTCCCTCTTGGCTGGGATGGCTGCACAAGGTAAGCCAATTCCTGTTGAGATGTTGCCTGGTAAGGACGTTACATTTAGAGACCCTGAGACTGGTCAGATGGTGACCAAGCAACTTCCATTGAACTATCTAGCCAGCAATGCGGCGGTGAATCTTGAATTTAGGAAGATTAACGCGCAGTATGCCAACCTTCAGGCAGGTCAACTGCGTGAGCTACTCTCAACACCTAGTAAGGTGATGGTACCTGGCCCTGATGGTAAGATGATGCCGCTGCCGATGTCAATGGCCCGTGATGCCCAGATGATTGAGGAAAGTATGGAGCGTATCAGGACCTCAAAGCTTGACATCAAGAATATTGACGCCTTGGTCACATTGATGAAAAGCACACAGCTTAGACCAGAGGATCGGTCTGTGGCATTAGAGACCTTGGCTAAACAACTCGGTTTTAAGTCTATGAGGGATGATGGATTCATCAATTGGTTAAAGGACTATAACCAGTGGCGTCTCCTGCCACCAGCTCCTGGTGAACCACAGGCTGGTGCACCGCCTGCAGGTGTTCCACCAGCTGGACTTCCAAGACAGAGGTAATTCATGGGCGCACCTCCGATCATTCCATTCACCAGGCGGACTGGCATTCCCGAGATTGATGAGCCATACATGCAAACGTATGGCCCCAAGCCGGACCTGCAACCGCCTGAACCTATAGCATCTGAGATCCCTCTTGAAGTATTACAGAAACGTCATGCTGCAAACCAGGCGGAGGAGTCAGCGTCGTGGTGGTCTGGATTCTACGACGCCTTAAGCCCTGAGCGAGAGGATGTCTCCATGGCGTCGCACCTTGCCTCAGAGGTAATCCGTGGTTCATTTGGCCAGGCGATGTCAGGGATCACCTCTGTCTTTGTTGACCTTCCTGGTAAAATCATGTCAGGTGCACAGAATTTACCTGGGGCACTGCAACAGGCGGGCTATGAGGGCCGGAACGTTGCAGACACACTCAAGGCTGATAGCCCTGAGCTCGCCAAACAGATAGAAGAGACGGTCAATGCACTATACCCGGTGAACACCGAAATGACCAAGAGCTTTTGGGCGGGGGACTTGCCGCGCGGTGCCGGTTCCCTTGCCTTTAACCTCTTGGCCGGACCATCAGGCGCATTGACCTTAGGCGCTGCAATCGCGGCAGGACAAGGATTCAAAGAGGCTGAAGAGGCCGGTGCCTCATTCCCAGCGGCACTTGGGTCCTTGGTATCTAATGGTCTTCTCGGTGCGACTGAGGCTGCCCCGATCCTGGGTGTGTATGACAGGATCGCGGGTAAGCTTGGTCCACTGGCCATGGAGAAGATTCTAAAGAAGTACGCGCACACGACACTGGCTGCTGGAATTGCTGGTGTCCTTGAGGAGGGCACACAGGAGGTGTTGCAACAGTTTGGGTCCAACGTGACGGCCAAGTTACTCTATGATTCCCAACGAGACCTCATGGAGGGGGTCACCAAGTCTGGTGAGGTAGGCGGTATCTTGGGATTCGCCATGAATGCGATGGCTAGGAAGATTGGTCACATGCGTACTTCGAGGTACGACAAACCAAATACTAAATCTCAGCCCCCAGTCACGACCGACATGGAGAGGCGGGAGATCATCACACCGCAAGACAACTTGGGTTTAGAGAGGCGCCTTCAAATTGCTCAAGATGAGATGAAGTATCTGAACGCGGTGCCTGAGTCTGCCACGGTGTTTTCAGGTCGGGACCTTGAGACATCTCAATTGGTTGGGCCCACCGTGACGTTTGAGGACGGTACCACAGCTGGAATGAACAGAGAATGGGAACCTGAGATCAAGGCTAAGTTCATTCAAGAGGTGATAAAGGCAGGTAAGCCCATCACTGATGTTGCTGGTTCTGCACTTGACGTGCAGGAGTACTATAATCTCCTGTCGGTCTATGCGACCCCGTCTGAGACCACTGAGACGGTGATGACTACTCCTGAGGAGGCTGCCCATGCTGCCGCGACACTTGCTGATCTCGGCGTTTCCGCTGTGGCTGACGGAAATACCTTGGTCATATACCCCGATCAAAAGACAGCACAAGAGGGTCGAGAGCTTAAATATCAACAACCGGCGACTCAAGAAGAGGGACTCACGAATGTGCTTGAGCAGGGCGGTAAGTTTACCGAACAAGAATTTGTCATGCCAACCGAAGAGGCTCCGGCCCAAGAAACTAAGGCCCCGTTTCGTGCCGGTTGGAGTCCTGACTATGAGAACTACCTTAAGGGCACGGAAGATCGACCCCAGCTTGTCCTTGCATACGAGGCCTTAAGGAGAGACGTTGACTCTGGCACCATCAAAGATGGGATGATGATCTCCGCGGCGCAGGCATCGCTCATGGAGATGGAGGAACTGATCAAGCAGCGTCATCCTGATTGGGCTGAGCAATATAAGCTCGGTGCCATGCGCGAGGAGACCTTCACACCACCGATTCAATACGGGCCTGAGGGCCCTCCAGGACCACGTCAGATGCCGCTGCCCATGACCACACAAGAGCAGCCGGCCCAGGGCGCTCCGATGGTGGCGACTGACATGAACCTTACCCCTGACCAGCGAATTGACGCAGCGCGACGATCTTATGCGCTTGGTGGTCAGGCTGATCAACTCCTTGAGAAGATGATTGGACGACGACAGTCGGTAAACCAGCTATCTCCTAAGGTACAACTCATGCTGGCCCTGGAGTCTGAGGGCTTTGATCCTCGGCTTTTATCCGAGGAGGAAACTGGCGCCATGACCGATGAGGCGGCCGCGACGGAGGACGAGTTCTCAGTTAATGAACCAGGACAACCGCGTCGGACCATGGCCAATCGGATTAATGAGCTAGTTGGCCGTATGGTTATAGTACCTGGCGGCACGACCATAAAGATGACGAGTTACTCCGATCCGGAGATTACAAGTGCTGTTCACGGCATGATGACCACTGACACTGAAAGTGGCAGCACCATGATTGCCTTTGCGAAGGGCCAGGGCATCACCACGATGAACCATGAGATCGGGCATAACTTGGTTCTGCGTAACCCGACCATTAAAAATGGAATTGCTAACCATGAACCACTTAGTGATAAGGGCATTCTTACAGGTGAAGATACAACCTTCACCCTTGATATGATTGCCGAGAAGTTTGCCGGTGAATTCTGGAAGTATCCAGGTGAGAAGGCGCGAGAAGAGGTCTTTGTCCGACTGATGTCCTCCATTAAGAATATCTGGGAGCCACAGGCGCGTGAAGAACTTCAGCGTCTCATTCAAATGGATCGTGATCTGCCACATGTCTTGGATCTTGCTCGCGCCATGGCTGACAATGCCCTACTCGCCACACGGCAGGCACTGCCCAACGACTACTGGGCGAAGCGAATGCAAAAGTTCCTGCATATTGTTAAGACCAGGCTGAACCCAGCCGTCGAGTTGGTTACCTGGGCAGACACCATTCTTGGCACCAAGTCGGTCTATGTTAATGAGAATGGCCAGTGGGCAATTGATCATGCTGAGGTAGGTACTGAGAAGTATCTTGATACCGGCACAACTGTCAAGACGTATGACACATTTGCTGATCTTCTATTTGATTGGGACAACAAGTCTGACTTCACGCAGGCCCCAGACCTCATGGGTAACCTTGAACGTGAGGCCAAGGAGCTCGGTGGTAAGGACTTCTTTAATGATCTCCCGTGGGTTGAGGGGCCACCTCGGTATGATCCTGAGGCAGATCAGCTTGGTCCAGTGACTGAGGACGAGGTCTTTGAGGCGGTTAATCGATATACCCGACGCGAGGTGATACAGGGTAAGCCATTTAAGGAGGAGGTAACCCGTGAGGAGGCGAAGGAGTCCTTTGGTTCTCAAGGACTGACCGCATTCTGGCGGGCGTCAAGAGATTGGTTTAACTCAGTTGAGAAGGATCTTGGACATCAGGTCTTTACCAATATCTATTTACCCCTAGATTCTGCCCGAATTCCTCATGATCGGTGGCTGGACGCCGCGGCGAAGAAGATCAAGCACCTCTGGAAGATTCCCGTTGAACGACGCGTGGTGCTACGTGATTATCTTGAGGCTAAGGGCGCCGAGGCCAAGGCAGAGGTAGCCTTACGTAACCATATGTCAGATCAGGAACTTCGATGGTCGGCTGAGATCCGCAACTATTTTGATGAAACCTTCAGGGAGTTTGGTATCGGTGACGCTGCCCCATACGTTGAGGATTACATGCCGCGTGTTATGCGCGCGGTGTACGCTCAACGTGCAGGAAAGAAGTCTGACTTCAGTCCTTTTAGTGAATCAGGGGTAAATGAGACGGCAGACTTTTTCGCCAAGCATGCACGTACCATTGAGGATGCCAAGCGGGCGGCGACCGAGCCGGATGCGGTCAAGCTACTCTGGACTCATATGCAGATGGGCGCGCGCGAGCACTTCATGGGTGAGGCCTGGGATCAGGCGGTTCAAGCGTTTAAGGACCCTGAGTTGCCCAAGGGCCTGCGAATGCCGATCGCCAACTATATGAACACCATGTATGGTGGTAAGGACTACAGCATGGACGCCATCCACAATTGGTGGAAGGCGATCATCAAGCTACCACTAATGAACCGACTTGGTCTGACTGAAGATTGGATCGACAAGCTTGTCCTATTTCAGTACTCCAGCTCCTTGGGGATGCGGCCTGCCTTGATGGTTAGAGATATGACGCAGTCCTTCCTGTCGGCGTATCCTCATCTAGGTGCTAAATGGTATGGGCACGGGCTGCGGATGATCGCGGATGAGTCAACCTGGGATCTGGCGGAGAAGTACGGCGCCTTGGTACCTCAGGCGTCGGCACCGATCCCAGAGGGTTCGTTCACCACTGGCCGTACGATGGGACAGCAGGGTGAGGGGATCCTTGGTAAGGAACTATTCACTGAGGACTTTCTACGCAGTACGCTGTGGTTTACGCAGGCCGGCAATAACTTCGGGCGGGCCGTGACATTCAGGGCAGTGTATGACCGGGCACTCCCGGCCATTGCCAGGTTTAGACAAGACCATAATGTCGACGTTTTCCACAGAGACTCCGGCGCGGGCAAACTGCAGGAAGCATTGACAAAAGACATCGAAATGAAAGCCGTAAGCGATGATATACCCATCGAAGACGTCGCGGGCACGTTGGCACGTTACTTCGTTGAGCATACACAGTTTCCATTCAGAAAGGGCAACGCGCCATGGCCTCTACGGTATCAGGCGGGTAGGATCCTTGGAATGTATGGCCAGTGGAGTGAACAGTTTGGTGAGTACATGTGGCGGTCGTGGCGACGCGGTACCCCAGGGGAGCGACTTCAGTGGATTTCAAGGTGGATGATCGCTAATGCCTCCACATATAAGTTCTTTGAGACCATGGGCGCTGACGTATCTCGCTGGGTCTGGACGTCTCCTGGTGAGTACAGCGGCTCAGTGTTCAGCAGCCTTGCGGCTGACATCGCGGGGGCGCCGGCGGTGGGTTCTACATATGGGAAGGAAGCGCGACAGGGATTAATTGAAGCGCCTCTAGATTTTGTTCCCATGTGGGGGCAGATGAAGAACATGGCGAAGGCCATGAATGACCCAAACCCTTTGATCAGGATGCTAGGGTTTACACCGGTGAAGCCGAAGCCACCGTTCAGTGATGAGTATGCGGTAAATCCTGAAAAAAATGCCTTGCGTAAGAAGATGGATGATTTTCTTACAGGTAAGATTGACCTGACTGATGAGGAACTACAAGAACTTAGCGGTGCATACGAGGCCTTGGGTGGTGACACCATCCAGGATGTTTATGGTGGGGTGCATCCAACTGGCCGCGAAAAAAATGAGGCAGAAAGATTACTTGATCTTGTACAGGAGTCAAAACAATCACAAGATCCGGCATTTGAGGCCATGCGTCAGAAGTATCTAGCACGTCCAGCTAAGGAGGGAACGACGGAACAGACTGAGGTGTTACCCGGCGTATTTCGTATCGGAGACATGAGCTGGGCGAACATGCCCGACCACAAGTCCTATGATCTAATCGTCTGGGACAAGGCCACTGGGCAGTATGTTGATACCTTCTTCAGTACTGCCGCAGATGAAGATCTTGTTGAGAAAGTTCGAGAACGTCGACAAGCCTTTGGTTGGGATGAGAGGCCTAAATGAGATGGATGAGAAACATCTATTTGAGGACATTGAGGAGATCAAGGATCGTTTAACAAAGATTGATCAGGTGCTACGTGGTGACGAATCTGGTGAGACGGTAGGCCTTGTATCTCGAGTCAAACGCCTTGAAGAGATCCATAATTTCCTCCGGCTTTTTATCGGTGCCTTAGCAGGATCTGCCATCACCCTATTGGCAGCATATCTTAGCAGCAGACAACCACATCAATAAGGAGATAAACAATGAAGAGATCGTGGAATATGATCTTCCAGATCATCGCGACAAGTAGTCAGGTCTTGAATCTATATGCTCCGATCATCCCACCAAAGTACGTGGGTCTGACCGCGGCCATCCTGTCTGCTGTACAGGGAACGGCGGCGGTCATCGCCCACAGCTTCAACCCGGATGGAACGGCAGCGGTCTTACCCTATGTCCCTCCCCAAAAGTAGCTCAATCGATGATACGATCGTCCTCAGCCTGGGAGGTTTGTGGTTCCACAACTTCCTTGATCTTACAGTAGATCTCAGTCTGGTCAAGGATGACGAACTCAACCTCCCCGGTGTTGGCGTTGGCGCGTGGATGGGTCCGATCAATTACGGTGAAGACGATCCCTGACAGACGCGTGAATAAGACCTTCTCACCTACCTCAAACCCGCGAACATCAGGTCCCACACCAATGATCTTGCCAACTGTCGTCTTGGACTTCGCAGTGTCCGGGATGACCAAGCCACCCTCTGACTTGTAGACGAACTCATCCCGGGCCACGATCATCTTACCATACAGCGCTTCTAGTCTTTTCATTCGTCAACTACCTCCTTTGCAAGACCCGTTGAGGCATCATCTGCAGCGTATCCTGTTTGTGTTGATGCATACTGGATATAGTAGTCCCAGTCCATGCCTAGGATGTCGGATTGGCTTGATACCCATGGGACGAAGGTGGGCATTAGCACGTCAGCGGTCTTCATCATGATGTACGGCGAGAATCGACACACTGTTCCCTTATCAATCCCAGTGGCGTCAGCGGTGTTTTCATTGATCGGGATCCCTTCAGGATATCCCTTCTGAAAGGTGATGTATATGTCTCTTCCATTCCATCCAGTGCGTTGAACCTTTTGACCGTTACGCAGTTGGATGAGTGCCCACTCAAATTCACGTTTGCGAATACCAAGCTGGCCCGTGGCTCCTTCTGGAGGTGGTCCGCTGGAAAACTTGTAGGCGTCTTCTGCCTTCATAGCATCCCCCTTAATTTTTCCATGTCGAAGAGTTTACCCGGGCAAGACTTATAAGGTGCGAAGTCCCGGTGACCTCGCACATTCTGGGAACGAATCCCAAACTGATACATCCAAGGGTGAATGACCCGTTGAATGAGCACGTTGAGCTGCTCTTTGGTTGGAGGCATCAGGTCGAAGTCACCAACCAAACAGACGTGAAACGCCCTGCCATTCATGTCTTCTTCCTTCACGGCAGCGGCGCGCTTGCTCAGGTCACGCCCCATCAAGGCGTAATACTTATCATTGATCAGCTCAACGCCAGCGTGGTACCCGATGTCTTCCCAACCGTTGGTGACCTTATGGTACTCTTCAATGGCCTTCCAACTTACTGTCGCCCCGTCCTTCGTCAGGCTGTGGTGTACCACGATGTGCGTCCTTAAGTAACTGGCCAATTGTCTTACCTCCTGTTGTTAGTTTTGCGTACTCATCCTCACTCAGGATGATCTTGTCAGTGATCAGGACTCGACAATATGCGTAGAACAATGGGACCATCCTCATGGTGGCCTCATTATTGATGAGGAGCGGGTTGACGTCAACTGCCTTGAAATAGGTCTCAATGTTGAGGGCAGGGCGCTGGCGCCAGTAGATGGATCCTGGCGTAATGTTCTTATACGCCGCCAGGTGTCTGGCTAACCAGCTCAAGGCAATCTGCCAACTGAAGCAGATGATCCCCATGGATACACCCTCAGGCTTTGGGCCACCTGAGGTAAAGGTCTGGAACAATTCACCGGTGGGTGCGAATGCACATGATAAGGTGGTGGGATACACGACACGATCCTTCTCAAAGGCAATTGTAAGTTCTTTAATCGCCTTTGTAACTGCCTCTGATTCTTTGCTCATTTTAACCATTCACCTCTTTTTTCTTTCTTGTTACGCTCCATCAATCGGAGTTCTTGGATTAGGCAGTACATGTCATATGCAACATGTTTGAATGCTCCTCTTGCGATGTACCAGATGGCCGCTGGCAACCAAACCCAGACTGGGTAGCAGACCGTGGCGCGCATGTCATAGTCCCTATACAACGGTAGGTACCATCTAGGGTACACCCAACCCTCCTCAATTAGTTCAAGCGCAAACCACTTCTTGAGTTTCTTCATACCACCTCCTTACAACCCAGAAAAATCTGGTGGGATCCAGTCCTTACCCTTGAGCAATTTGCCGTGGCCGGTGTCCTGACCTTTGGTCATGTTCGACTCATGCACCCGTCGGAATGCTTCATCAACATTAAAGTCGTAGAGGCATGCCGCGCCATAGGTGACGTACAGCAGGTCAGCCGTGCCATCGATGATAAGCTCACGGTTGTTTTCCTGCATCCCAATGATCAGCTCAGTTGCCTCTTCAAGAATGAGGCGTGCCCGAACAAATCGGGTGTCTACCTTCTTAGGATCTAAAGATAGGCCATATTTATTCATGAACTGCATGACCATGCCTTGGTTTGTGATCATTATTTCCTCCATTGAATGATCTGATTCAGCATGTTGTCAAGTGTCCCAGTGTGTAGTAGGATGCATCCCCAGTCGTGTCCGCTTCTGACTTGCCACTGGTAGGGTTTTTGCTTATCAAGCACCCTGATGAAGTAGGCCCTGCCGCCATTCTCACGGTACAGGTTGGCCATCGCCACTTTCTGAATCTCGGTGGGTTTGTTGTACTCACGCTTTACCTCTACCCACGTGGTAGATCCCTTGTAGGTATACGTGGAGTCGGGTAAGGCTGCCACGTAGGGGTTAGACAACTTATAGACCACGATCCCCTCAAACAACTCCTTTGCTCTGACACGCATCTTGTTGGACCACTGTGCCTCGGTCATGCCGCAAGCCTCCATGATTCTCCTATCTTTATCTTCCAAAGTATCGGCACCCTTAACTCCATCTCCTGTTCGTTGAACACCTCCTCTATCTTCTTGATATCGGCATCTGGGTGCACCGTGCCGTCGACCTCATCATGCACCGTCATCTGCATCTTAAACCCTAGGTTCTTCATTACTGAATAAATCTTAATGATCTTAAGCTTCATCAGATCGGCTGCTGTACCTTGAATCATGGCATTCAGCGCGCTGTGCAAACGATCCCGAAGTGGGTAACGACGTCTTCGTCCCAATAGTGTCTTAGCAAAACCCCGTCGTTTTACGATGCGTATCACATCCCACATAAGTCGTGATGCCTCTGGAAACATCGCTTCATACTCTTTATTGATCTCTTCACCACGCTCCAGAGTACAACCCAGCTGAGCGCACACCTTGTCTATGCCCATGCCATAAATTTTCCCGAAGTTCCAGTTCTTTGCCGGTTTCCTGGCCCATCCTATCAGCTTGGCTACCTCCTCATGAAAGTCGCAGTCAGGATCATCAACGTACGCCTTAATCAAGCGAGCACTGCGGCTGTAATGCGCAAAGATCCTGAACTCTATCTGACTCGCGTCGGCGGAGAGCCAGTAACCATCGTCAGGGATAAAGAGCTCACGAATGATCCACTGTCTGGTGGACTCATCTTGCCGTTCTTCAGAGAAGACCTGCTGGATATTGACGCTCGAACTCGAGTATCGACCAGTGATGGTACCATATTCGTTGCCACGTAACTGGTTTAGGTTGTAGTATAGCCGGCCGTTGACTGCCTCACGCCAGTACTTATCAAGATATTTCGAGCATAGGCTACTGATCTGTCGTGCGGCCAGCACCATCCCAATGATGCGCGACTGCTCATTATTAGAGGTCCGCATCGTCATGAGGAGCGACTCTTCAGTATATGAGTCGTCTCCACCGGCGGTGGCTAATGAGATTGAGATGCCCATGCGCCTGAATAACTTATTCAGGTCGGTTGCCTTATTTGGGCTAACCTGGAATCCTACCGCATTGGCAATCTGTGTACATAACCAAGCATGCTTGGCCTTTGCCTCAACCCTCCATTGTGCCAACTTCGGCATGTTAAGCTTGGCGCCCTGCTTCTCCATGAATAGGGTTGGGTAGGCACAGCTGTCTTCAAGTTCTGCAACCGCCAGCAATTCATCTCGTCGAAGACTAGGTCGGGCAAACTCGGCCAACTCATAGGTTAGCTGAGCATCACCGATACAGTATGGCCCTACCTCCCAGGCCGGCATCACATTGATCGGCATCCTTGACGGCATGACCTTCTTGCGTTTCTTCAAGAAGTCAAAGGCCAAGGACTCTAGATCGAACTTACGTCGCTGCTCATTGAGCAAGGCGTAATAGTACTGGACGCATCTGGGTTTGCACCCAAGCTTTTCAAGGTCAACCCCAGCCTTCAACATCATTGAGATGTCAAAGCTAGGATTGACCAGTGCTATCTCTTTTCCTTTTAGATTATCGTTCGCCCATCGAGAGACGGCGTCCTTATCCATGTTGCCGCCACCTTGGTGGGCCCACCCGAAGTAATATTCCAGGCCAGGTGCATAGATACCGAATCCAGTAGGCTCATCATGACCACGCCAGTTCAAACCTGTGGTCTCAGTATCTAGACCTATCATCTTAACGCCGGTAAGATTGGGAGGTTCCATCTTTACCTTCGGCGTGTTTACCGTAAAGTCAAGTTTGGCCTGCATTATTGGTCAGAGACAAAGTCTTCATTCAGAAGGATGCCGAAGGCATCCCTCCGTGGATGGATTAAGACCTCTTTAAGAATGTTCCATGGAGGATCAAAGATTTGGGTAGCCCAATCAACCTCAGGATTGTTCAGCACGTTTGCCAGTAAAGGTGGTGGGTCTGAAAAGAATCTGTCGCTGCCATAGACTGAGACGTCCTGCAGGCCACTGATCATGTTACAAAGCTTGTCTAGGTCCTTGTCGTACATGTGAGATGAACCTAGATTAAACTGTAAGAATCCAGGAAGACAGTTGAGGTGATGGCAAACCAGATTTAGGAACTGTGAGAATACGTAGAAGTCATACGGCAAACCAAGATAGATGTCAGAGCTCCGCATGTTAACGATAAGATTCAAGAAGTCATCACGCCGGATGAACTGCAAGGTCAATGTGCACATGACGTCCTTGGTGGGTTGCCATGGAGTTTCCCAAATCAAGGCCACTGCCTGCCTTGTTTGAGGGTCCTCTTGAAGCTTCGCGATCACGTATGGAAGGTTCACCATAAGCCTTGGCCCGTACGCGCCCCACATCTTGACACCGTCGTCCGAAAATTCGACGATTCGTTTATTGTATTTGCCTATGGTCTCTGTGTCGTCGTAACCAAAGAGGATCCACAGGAACTCCGCAACCATAAACTTATAGTTCAGGTCGCGATCAGGATGATGCAGAATGTTATGCATAGGATTATGCACACGAAATGATACTCCAAGAACCTCTCGTGTTGGGAGACCGCGTGGCCCAGCGTTCATACCATCAGTGATGATGTAGTTTGCTAGACCACGGTATGCCGAGTTAAAGTAGGTGCAGTTGAGCTGCATCATTGGCCTCCATCCCTTGCTTAAATAGTTTGAGATAATTTACTTCCTCATGGTGTTTAAAGCGATGATAGAACTGTGGATGTGGCAAGCTGAGGCATGGGATCCCATGCTGTCTTAAGAGCTTCGTGGCCTGCTGCCCAAGCGCAAAGACCCTTTTAAGATTCTTCAACTCATTGATGATGGGCTTCATGATACGTGGTGATCCATCTTTCCGATAGGCGTTGGTCAGGTAGTAGTTGTGTCCGATCTTAAGACGCAGGAGAGTGTTGATCAGATAGGCACTCGAGCCCGTGGTTGAGAAAAACGGCAGATCATAGATAGGATGGTTGCTCATCTCCCCAACGATCAGGGTCTCAGCCGTGCTTGGTCCAATGCCCCAGACAAATGGGATGAGCTTATTATTTTCGCGTAGATGCTTCAGCCGTGCAAACACGATGGTCTGGTCATGGATATCAAATGGATCAATACGCATCCAATGATCAGAGGCGTAGTCATCGTATGCGGCATGAATGCGGCGCAAGTTATCTGAATCTTTGACATACTCGTGCGCTAAACGTCTTCGCCAGCGCTTCTCAACCTCCACAAATGGATGGGTACAGATCACACCAAACCCCTCACTTGCGATGATGTGATCTACAATGTGCTGACCGACGGCACCAAGCCGGTCATTGTTACGATAGATTAGACCATACGTGCGTTCACCCAAGTGTAGGCGATCGTGGATACAGAAATCATACGTAAGCGCCTTGATGGCATAGTACTCAAACAGGTTGGGAACATCAGGCGGTAGTCCTTCATGCTCGTGGATGGCCTCACGCCCATACAGTGCCCAGATCTCTTCCTCCAACTTCTTGGCAAACACCGTCTTACCAGTGCAGTCACACCCTTCAAGTACTATTCGCATGTGACCTCCCACAGGTTGTTCCGTGAAAAGTCGGGATACAGCGGGGCAAACATAATGGACATGACCTCCCCACTGTAGTATTGCCCAAGTCGTTCAAAGATACTGACCTCTTCATCGGACATGGCTTTGACGATCTCTGGCTTACTGGCAAAGGTACCCCAACGCTTCTTGACCTTAAGACCTGCCTCCTCAATGAGATTTTGAAGTTCCTCAATCTCGTACTCATGGATGTGGTTGACGGCCGCCGCGCCGTTGAAGACGGGTGTTGACAGATAAAGGGTTGAACGCTGGTCCATGAGTGCCCTAATATTGGTAAGTAGGGTATGACCATCCTCTACCTCCATGTGTTCAATCACCTCAAAGCATGTGATTGTATCATAGGGCCCTTTCAATTCGATGAAGTCTGCGATGAAGTCAAACTCCCACCAGATGGATGCCCATGACGGGCAGATGGATCCCTCAGGTTGTTTGTTTAGATCAATACCGTTGTACTCGATAGGGATAAGGCTTTTGTTCCCCATCAGGACACGGAGCAACGGCTGATCTTGCCCGCAACCGACATCAAGGATCCTTTTTCCATAGGCGCGGTTCTTATTGATGAACCCCCATCGGAAGAAGTGGGCGGCGTAGTCACGGTGTACGTTGTACCCGTAATGTGCAGCCTTAAGTTGGGTCTTGTCAAACCGACGCGCTGGACGCGTACGGCCTGACCTAGTCGGTTGGGGCATCAAGGACCTCCTTATCTCGGTGGAGAACAATGTAGTATCTTACGATGCGCTCAGGTTCTTGACGAGTGGTTAGCTTACCACCCTTGACCACATCTGCAGTAAGCTCGGCGATGGTTGCAGGACCTAGGCGCTTCAACGAGTCGAACACCACACCTCGTTGACCGCCACCAGTCTTGGTACCTTCTTTCAAGATGTATCTTTTCTGCAGAACGTCTGAGGTCTTTTTGTTGGGCTGGATGTAGCTGTCAGGCATCTCACCTGTTTTAATAAAGTGCTTGAACCTATCTACCCGCTTGTCGTGGCGATCCTTGATCTTCGGATCAACCGCGTGGAAGTAGTGTTGCAGCCATGTAAGCTGTACGAAACTGGCAACGACGGGCACGTAAATTTCAGATGGGCAGGTGAGTGGCATCTCAAGGTCGTGATGTATGAGAAACCGTTGGGCGGATGATGCACTGAGCAGCTTCAACTTCGCGACCGTGACGGAGATCCCACGGGCACTAATGAGAAGCTCGTAGGACCCCTTCACGTAGTAAAGATCCCCGTCCTTCTCACGAAGGACGGGTTCAATAGGTTGATTTTTCATGTGAGTGACCGATCGTTGTGGTTAGGCTGCCTTGACTGCCTCGACGGTGCCGGCCTTCTTCATGCTGGTCATGTAGAAACTGACCACCGACTTCGCGGATTGCTTCGTTTGCAGCTTTCCCTCGATCTCCTTCGTGATCTCATCGATCGTGGCCTCTCCCTTCTTCTTCAGGGCATTGACGATCAACTCGACCTGGCCACCAGTCTTGAACTTGACCTCCTTGGTGGTGAGTTTGAACTTCGTGGCGACCTTGGGTTCCTTTGCTTCCTTGGCCCCCTTCTTTCCTGCAGCAGCATCAACATCGGTCTCAGCTGCCTTCTTGCTGACCTTTTCTGCGGGTGCTGCGGCTGCCTTGCTTTGTTTCTTTGCCATGATGCTCTCCTTTAAGTTGAGTGTTGCATTAACTACATGCAGGAACATTATATAAAGAATTTTGTCCCGTGTAAACAAGATCGACAAAAATACTTCTGCGGCAGGGAACCGATTATATGTCGTAATTCCGCCATGAGTCAGGCCTGTAGATTACTAGTTTGTGCTTAGCTCGCGTGACGGCCACATACCACACGCGGTGCTCTTCTTGATCTGAGACCTGCCACATGTGGTCATGGCTCAGTTTCGGCATCGCGGTGTTTAAGACCACCGTATTTGCCTCACGCCCCTTAGCTTGGTGGATCGTCATCATCCCATCAAGCGGCTTTGCCTTTAGAAACTTAAGTGGTCCAAGCATCTCGTTTAACTGGGTGCGCCCACGTGCGAGGACCATCGTGTTAGGATCATGGAACATGTCCTCAGTTAGACGAAATGCGATCTCCACATTAGGTCCCATCATCATTCTTGGGATGAAAACCTTTTCTTGTCTTCTGTCTACACGAGAGATTATCTTATCAGCCACCTCCTTTACCTGGGCAGTTAGCCGATGGCTGTTACCCAGGACCTTAAACTCGTCTACCTTTCTATCTAAGAAAACCTCGGATGATGCGCCTGCCCAGTTGAAAATGGCTTGGTCATCATCTCCTGCCATATACACCATCTCGCACTGTTGCGACATCTTATCGACGACCTTCCATTGCAGCTTTGATAGGTCCTGAGCCTCATCGATGATCATACGCTTTATGGGAAGTGGATGACCGAAGTTAAGATACAGGAATAAAAGATCAGTAAAGTCAGACAACCCTTGTACATTCTTCCATTCCCTAAAGGCATTGATGAAGGCATCAGCCGCCGACTGAGGGATCTCTATTGGCAATACCTCACTAAGGTCTAACATCTTGTGTCGTGCAAGGTGGTAAGCTTGTAGAATCTTATCCCACTGATTTCTTGATCTGGTAAATGTGAACTCGTTGTCCATCAATGGATCAAGTGTAAGGCCTATGTTCAGATCTACCCCTGCTGATTTTCCAAACTCCTTCAATTCTTTCACACCCATGACATTCACACCGCGTAGCTCAGCATAACACATTGCATGGATAGTCTTAAGACGCGGGAAATTGTTATGGTGCTTATATCGTGGGTCTTGCTTAACCCTGTCCTCGACTTCCTTTCGTGCTGCACGTGTAAAGGTCACAAACGCGATCTCATTGATAGGTATCTGCCTTAACCATGATGAAAGGGTATTTATCATCGTGGTCGTCTTACCAGTTCCAGGCGGTCCGAATAACTTATAGCTCCAAGGCATCGGACTCCTCTTCCTTTCTTAAGCCAAAGAACTCATCATACTTGATTGCCCATAACAGGGTCAACTTGCCATCAATTGAAACCCGTTTGTAGTTGCAGCCATGGTTCTTAATCAGCATGAAGAGCTTATTATCCGCGATCCTATCCAACTTATGCATTGCCATGTACTTCTTAAGTGAGTTGCCCCTGAAGACAATGTACTCTCCTTTCTTTACTGGTAGATCACGAAAGATGTCCATGTCTTGCTTGGCCTTTTCACATAATTCCAAGAACTCTGTAACACAGTTAAGGATCTGGCCATTAATTGAGGCGTCCTGAGGTGCCCCAATCTCAGTCCGCTTATCAAGCAAGTCCTTTACCTGCTTCTCCCAGTCAAGTTGCTTTAGCGGCTTGACCACGAGATTCATGATCTCCATCAGACGCAAACGGAAGACTCTAAAGTTAAGGAACTCTTCACTTGAGAGTGAGATGTCCTTACCGTTTACCTCCAACATAAAGTATGGTGGATCCGTATTAAGTTTCCTACAGTGTGTGATCACTGCTGGGTGGTAGATGCTATCTGATTCTTTACCAGGGAAATTCGATATCCCAAACTTAAGCTTCGCGCATGAGTCATAGTCGCAATGACTACAGATCGGCTCCGTATCACAGGTATACTGGTACGTAGTCTTATTCAAAGACCGGACGACGGTATTAAGCTCCTTGTATGGGAGTGGTGGACTCACATTCCGAAGATTGTGCTCCATCAACTGAGATTCCCAGTCCTTCGGATTTGATTTCTTAAAGAAAACTCCGAAGTTAAATAGCCCAGAATTACGTGACCCCTCTGGTAGACCAAGCTTGGTCAATGCCCTGAGACAGGGTGGGTACTCCTTTAATACCTCGTCATCATCGATGGCTCCAGATTCTTGGATCTGAAACGTTGGCAGCTTGTCTACCGCTTCAAAGAACTCGGCTAATGAGAGTGGTCGCTCTGTGCCGATGGCATATCGGACCGTCTGATTAACATTATGATACGGAAGATTGATCCAGTTGCCTATAACATCGGGTGTGACCTTAACCTGCTTTGGAAAGATCTCTGACTTTGTGTACCCGAGCTTAGTCGCCCATGCCTTCATCTGAGACTTTACGACAGCTGCCTGAATTGGTTCCTTAAAGAATGCAAATAGGTGTGCACCTCCAGATTTTGTTTTGCAGATAATGAGTGGTAGTTTGTAGTCTGCAATCCGCTTTGCAAGGGTCAGGTGGTTCAGGTCGTAGACGTCAACATCGATGGCCGCGAATAGACAAGTCCCATCTTCTTGGATTGGGACGATGCCTAGACCAAGCTTACCATCCAAGTGATCCTGATAATGCTGAGGAGTCACGGGGCGTTGGATGGTCTTCGCCCCGTGCTGATCACTCCAAATTCCGTATGCCGACGCCCGACCGGTGAACAGCTCACTAAATCTCACCAGTTGGTTCGGGGTCGTCATCAGCGTGTACCTTGAGTGCCTCGCGGTTCATGGATTCATAGAATGAGGTAACCTGCTTAAACATCTGGTCGTCCAACCAGCCCTTCGATTCTAACTTGTAATTGAAGAACTGCTGACCAGCACCGACGTCATCAATCGGGGTTACGTGAACCATCGCGGCATACAAGGGTGCATTGCGCATCCTCACCATGGTGTTGAAGTTTCGAGCCACCTTTGTGCTGGCGCTCTTAAAGCTCATGGCAATCAGCTCTGAGGTCAGCTTACCGTCTCGAACAATCAAGGACGGATAGCTGTAGATAAGGTAGCAGGCGGGAGGTTCATCTTCCTGAAACTGTGAGTGTGGGCAGGCGGCGCAGGTCTCACACAACCTGCCACCATCAATCGCGTTGAACGATTGGCACTCGATGCCGCCGCCCTCCGCGATTGGTTTGAATTTGATGCGGGTCTTAATCATGTACAACGGGATGAGATCAATCTCATCGTCATAGATCTCACCTGAAAGCGTGTTGAACAACTGACCCTCAAGCAGGTCCTGGATATACTTGGGATCCTGACGCTTTCGTTGCGGGCTATTGGATTGGCAGATGGACAGACGTGGTACTGTAAAATCTTGGTTGTCCGCCTCCTCTAATCCTGTTGAACCTGCCGGGATGTAGGATGGTCTCGATGTTAACGCCCCACCCTTCTGGTCCACCAAAGCCTTAGACGGCTTCCTGGGTTCTTCCTTCTTCTTTGGATCTTCCTTTACTGCCTTTGCCATGGTCTCTCCTTATCTCATAGGACTTTCGCCTTTACGTAGAACCCACTTCAATGCGTCTACCACCCCCTTTACATAGTTCGGCTCACGGCCATTCTCTAAATGGAACTTGATCACTGACTCACCACCATCAAGCATCTTGACGATCTCCTCCTGACGTCGCATTGGAGGCACTGCATTCTTATCAATCCTTTTCGATAAGGGTCCCTTTCTTGCGAGCATTGTTTACGCACACGTCACAGAGTGCGAACCCCATGACCTCTCCTTTCAGGAGTACTGACTTAAGAATCTCCTGATCTTTGGTCTTGCACTTATGACACCCACCGTGCTTGACCTGCATTGTAAACTCCTCCATGTTAAGGTTATACCAGACATTTGCGATGGGGTTAAAACCCCTGGAACTTCACCTCCCACCACGTCGAAAGGTGATGCGTGACTTCATGTAAGCCTCCACCCCGTCAGGTAGAGGTTTTGCCTCCTCAAGAAGTTCCTTACAGAGGGCCTTAAGAGTGGAGTGATGCATGGTCAAGGCGTCATGGAATCCGTTGTCCTCGATCCATCCCATGAACGCTGGCTTGTCTGCCACGGTGGGGTAACATGAACCTCGTAAAGAGAGATGGTGTCCAGCGGCCGTCTTAAGGGCGGTTAGGTCTGATGACTCCATGAGGTCAACAAGGTTGTCCTCAATGGAACCAAGGCGTTCATTGACATTCTTTAACTGCTTTTCAAGATCTTCCTTCTTGATACGTTCTACTGAGAATCTTTCGGCGAGTTGGGCAATGGTAACTGGTTTAGGTCCCGTCATGGCTTTTGACGAGGTCAAAGAACTCGGCTGCTGGGTCTCGATACCCTTGCCGCCTTGAGGCGCTTTTTGTTTCGCGCTGTTCGTAGGCATCTTTTTGTTTCCTTTCCCTTATTAGATGGAACACGTCGTACATCCATGGCTTTTTACTTGCCATCATGAAGAACTTCTGCAAATTCGAGCTCAGTTCAAGCTCTGTAAGCTCAGACATCGTTTCCATGGCTGCCGCCAGTTGGCCTTCCTTATCTTTACCAGGAGCAAGCGCTCTCCCTAGCGCCTTATAAAAATTGTGCCTCATGACGACCTTCATGTTACCTCCTTATGACGACCCGTCACGCTCGACTGTGACGGGCCGGGGTCTAGACGTCAATGCAATTGTGCTGCCGCATAGTTCCAGCCTCACACCTCCTTTTTTCTTAAGATAAAGTAGATCATATCACGGTGAGACACTACTGTAAATCAGATGCGTCAAATAAATCCTTACTTCGTAACGCTGCTGTCTTTTCCTCTTGTAAGACCTTTAACCATTCTCCCCTGGTCCAGTTGGCAAGCTCGGTCTTTCTCTTCAAGGCTTTCAGCACCGCGCGGTCCACAGTTGGCTCACCCTTTGGCCCCGTCGCGATCGAGTCTACCACCGAGATGCTCTCCGCGGTCTGTCCCATGCGGTCAATCCGACCGATGGCCTGGATCCTCATCAATAGAGAATACGCACGTGAGAGGAACAACATGTTCGAGGCACGCTGCATGTTGAGACCCATCCCACCTGCCGCCAGTTGTGAGACGAGTATCCCGTTCTCATCATTATTAAAGGTATGCAAGACCTTCTCACGGTTTGGTTGTGACATCCCACCGATCAACATACCAACTGAGCGATGCCCCCATACCTTTTGATTTGACCTCTTAAGGATCTCATCTTTGATGGTCGTTGCCACCCGAGTGGTCTCAACCCTAAACCAGGTCCAGATGATCAACCGGCCCTCCTGACGTTCTGCAATATAGTCGAGAGCGTCGTTAATCTTTTCACTTCCTACTACGTTCTCCTCAACCTGACCTGCTGTGATCTCCATCAGCCGAACGAGCTTAACACCAGCGTTAGAAGCGGTGAGAATCTTCTGGTCTCCAGGTCCCTCACTGAGGATTGCGATGAGCTCGTCACGCATGTCTACATATACCTTCCACGTCGTTTTCTCCATGGGGACGAATCGTGGCGTTAAGGTGACAGGTGGGAGATCTAAGGCCTCTTTTTTTCTGCGTTGGAAGTAGAATGGTCTGATCTTCTTGTACAGTTCTACCTGCGTCTCCTTCGCGAGTCCCACCACCTGCTTACCCATGTACCCACCCATCTTACAATAGCGTAGACGAAAGACCCAACGACTGCAATCAATGATGTTGTAATCAAGCACCAGAAATTGGGAGTACAGATCTTCAGGTGTGTTAGCGATCGGTGTCCCATTGAGGATGTACCTCCGCTTAAAGTATCGGGCCAGCTTGATGCAGGCCTTCGTACGCGCGGCACGCATTGCCTTGATGTAAGAGCTCTCATCCATGACGATCATGGCATGCTCTTCCCTTGCCCATCTGATCAAGCTAGCATGATGCCCTTCACTCCGAAGGATGTCGTACGATACGATGACCCACTGCCAATTTTTGTGCCACAGCTTATGGTACGAATACGAGTCGAAGATGAACACCTGCTTTGGGTCAATGCCCCATGCGGCCAGCTCCCCAAACTCTGGGTCTGCCCACGCAAAACGGACGGGAGCCGGGCAAACAACCATTACACGGGTTATCTCACCCATCTTCAAAAACTCTTTAGCCGCCTCAATGCAGATCCTAGTCTTGCCCATCCCAGGCTCATCAAAAAGCGCAAAGTACTCATGAGCAAGAAATGCCTTGAGACCGGTCCGTTGGGTGGCGATGAGGGGCCTTACCTTTCCTGGTCGTGACATAAGATCGGTCGCCAATTCTTATCTCCTTTCATGATTTGATCTACTGCGGCCTTGAACGCCAAGAGCGGGCTCATGGTTCCATGCGTGTCGACCACAAAAGCCCAGCCCACCCAGAGTGAGTTGTTGTTCTTAGGCCCAAAGACCTGGGCCGACATTTGAATCTCAACCTCCCACTGATTGGAGCTGTACTTAGTTGAGATCATCCGAAAGCTGATGCTGATCGGGTGTGACGCAAAGTCAGATAGCTTTTCTTCTTTTTCAGTAGCCATACACTCTCCTTTAGATTCGAGGGGCGGTAACCATGGCAGGAAGCCGCCCCTCAGGTCGCTGAGATTTTACGGGTCTCACCCGTAAACCAAGGGTCTAGAAATTGACCATCATCAGCCGACCAACCGCGGTCTCCAGTTTCGTGCGCTCATCAGCGTACGGCGACTCCTGACTTAGTCGCGTGAGACCATTAACCATCCCCCA